GTGGTCGAGCTCCGATTGGGAGTTCGCCTTCGACACCGCAGTCCTCAAGGCGAAGTTCCACACCGACGTCACGACCGCGCTGGCCACCGAGATCCGCAACCGCGAGAAGGTGCTAGGCACGACGGCCGATTTCCGCCGCGACCTCAGGATCAGGTACGTCGAAGCCCAGGCCGCGAAGACGACCGGCAACGTGACGAGCATGGATGACTACCGCGACCTCTGACCTGCTGCTCCCCGGGTACTGGGTCGACGAGGAGACCGGCGCCTGGTGCTCGTTGCCGTGGCCGACCGACCCGGACGAGAAGATGGCTCTGGTCCGCTCGAGCCTGGCCCCGCAGATCATCAACTGGTCTGAAGGCCGCACGGACGAGCCGGGCCTGTGGCACTACATGCACCGCACGCCGTGGCGCTGGACGCCGGGCCAGAAGCGGTTCCTGATCCTCTGGTACGCCCTCGACGGGGACGGCCGGTTCATCTACCGATCTGGGGTCAAGCGCGGCGCGAAGGGCACCGGCAAGGACCCGATGCTGGCGGCGGTGTGTAACACCGAGCTCCTCGGTCCCGTCGAGCCCTACGACATCGACGACAAGACCGGCCTGTGGCTCGGCCGCTCGCGCGGGTTCCCGCTGGTCCAGGTGATGTCGAACTCCGAGGACCAGTCGAAGAAGGTCCTGCGGATCGCGAACGGGATGTGGACCCAGGAAGCGCGCGACCACTACCAGCTCGACTGCGGTGAGACCCGGACGATCATCAAGGGCACGGGCGCTCGGTTCGAGGTGCCGACCGCGGCCGAGGAGTCGTCTGAGGGCGACCCGGTCACGTTCGCCGGCATCAACGAGTCGCACCACATGACCCCGAGCAACGGCGGCGACGACAACGCCGCGGTGATCCGCCGCAACGTGGCGAAGTCCCCCGCCGATGTCCAGGCCCGAGCCCTGGAGTTCACGAACGCGCACGTCGAGGGCATGGCGTCGGTCGCCGAGGCGTCATTCCAAGCTTGGCAGGCGCAGATGGCCGCCGGCTACAAGGGCAAGCGCGACATCCTGTACGACACGATCGAAGCACCGCCCGGGACCGACATCCTGACCGAGGCTGGGCGGATGGCCGGGCTGACCGCGGCCTACATGGACGCACCGTGGAACGACAAGATCCGGATCTCCGACGAGATGATGGATCGGCGCACCACGGTCGCCGACTCGATCCGGTTCTACCTGAACGGGCTCGGCTCCGAAGAAGACACCTGGGTCGACCCGAACGCCTTCGACGCCCTGGCAGCCGCCGGGACGGTGGTCGGTGACGGGGAGCAGATCGCCCTGTTCCTCGACTGCTCGAAGTCGGAGGACGCGACCGGCCTGATGGCCTGCCGCCTCTCGGACATGTACTGCTTCCAGCTCGACGGCGACTCAGTCTGGCAGAAGCCGCACGGCGCGCTCGGCAAGGGCTGGCTCGCGCCGAGAGCTGAGGTTGACGCCAAGGTTCGGTCCGCGATGGCTCGCTTCGATGTCGTCTGGCTCGGCATTGACCCGTCGCCGGCCAAGGATGATTCGACCGAGGCCCTGTACTGGATGAGCATGATCGACGGCCTGCATCGCGACTTCGCCAAGAAGCTCCCGGTCTGGGCTACTCCCGGCGCGGGCGGCAGCTCGGTCCTGTTCGACATGCGGCTCTCCCAGTCCGGCGGCGTGAAGCGCAACCAAGCCTTCACCCTGGCGGCCGAGATGGTCGCCCGGTGGATCGACGAAGAGGGCGTGGATGGTCCGCTGCGACACGACGGCTCGGCGATCCTCCGTACCCACGTCCATCAGGCCCGGAGGCGTCCGAACCAGTGGGGCATCTCGCTCGGCAAGGTGACGCGCGACTCCAGCAAGCACATCGACCTCGCGGTCTGCATGGTCGGGGCCGTCATGGGTGCCCGTGAAGCACTCAACTCCGGCAAGTTGGCCAAGAAGACCGAACACAGCGGGAAGGTGTGGGCTCTCTGATGCTGAACCAGAACCAGGTCCTCACCCTCGTAAAGGATTCTCTGTGGCCCGGCTACGTCGCCGAGCGTGAGCGCCTCGAGCTGATCGACTGCTGGTACAGGTGGGAGCACAAGGAGCTCAAGCTGCCGCGCAACGCCTCGCCGGAGCACAAGTGGCTGGCGAACCTGGCGAAGACGCCGTGGCTCGGCTTGGTGGTCACGACCGTCGCGCAGGCCATGTACGTCGACGGATACCGGTCGCCGGAGAACCTCGACAACGCTGGCCCCTGGCAGACCTGGCAGCGCAACGACTTCGACACTCGGCAGACCGCGATCCACCGCGCGGCCCTGGCCTACGGGACCTCCTACGTCACATCTCTGCCCGGCGTCGACTCCTCAGGTCCGCGGTCGGTTCTGCGGGGCGCGAGCCCTCGGAAGATGTACGCGGTCTATCGGGACCCGGCCGGCGACGACTTCCCGATGTACACCATCGACGTGAACCCCTCGGGACGTGACAAGTTCATGATCCGAGTGCTGGACGAGGAAGCGGCTTACTACCTGTCGTGCAACAAGGGCGGCGACAAGCTCGAGTTCATCGAGTATCGGCTGCACGACACCGGTGTTTGCCCGGTCGTCCGGTACACGAATCAGCTCGACCTCGAGGGCCGTGCCGACGGTGAGGTGGCCCCGCTGATTCCGTTGGCCTCGCGGATCAACAAGACCTCTTACGACCGGCTCCTGACCCAGCACTTCAACTCCTGGAAGGTCCGAACGATCGCGGGCATCGACATCGCCCCAGCGGACCTGACGCCCCGTGAGGGCGAGAGCACCGACGACGCGGCCGCTCGGGTCGCCCGTGAGCGCCTGCTGGTGCTGCGGCAGTCCGACATGCTGACGGCGAAGGACCCGGGCACGAAGTTCGGCACCCTCGACGAGACTCCGCTCGACGGGTTCATCAGCGCCTACGACAGCGACATCGACACCTTGGCCGCGGTCGCCCAGGTGCCTGCCACATCGCTGAACGGGAAGGTCGCGAACCTCTCGGCTGACGCGATCGCCGAGCTGCGTGCGGGGCTGACCCAGAAGGTCTACGAGCGCCAGATGTCCTTCGGCAAGTCCCACGCCCAAGCCCTTCGCCTGGCCGCTGCACAAGAGGGCGACGAGACCTCGGCCGACGACTTTCTGGCCCGGGTCACCTGGCAGGACATGGCCGTCCGGTCGATGTCCCAAGCCGCGGACGCCCTCGGCAAGTACGCGACCATGCTCCACGTTCCCGTCGAGGCTCTCTGGGCCGACATCCCGGGCAAGACCAAGGCCGACGTCGACGAGTGGAAGAAGATGGCCGCCGAGGCTGACTCTCTCGGCAAGCTGGCGGCCGTTCTCGCTGACCAGGCGGCCCAGCCCGGACAGCAGTAGCCATGCCCCTCATGGACCCGGTCACGCGCGCGTACCGGGAGCAGAACCTCGCTCTCCGAGCCGCGACGATCCAGGACCTTCAGCGCCTCTGGCCGGCCCTGCGGTACGACCAGCTCGCCGAAACGTTCCCGACCTGGTTCACCGCCGTGAGCTCCACCATCAAGGACGGTCGAATCCAAGCGGCCGACCTGGCTGCCCAGTACCTCCGCGACCACCGTGCTCAGGTCGGTATCCGCGGCGAGCCGGTGATCGACCTGGTTACCGAGATCGCCGCTGGTCAGATGCAGGCGTCCATGCTCGTCACGAGCCTGGTGGCCGTGAAGCAGTCGACCGCCGCAGGCAAGGCCCCACAGCAGGCGATGACTGACGCGTTCGTGATGTCGTCGGGAGCCGCAACCCGGCTGATCCTCGACGCCGGCCGCGACACCGTCCGGATGTCCTCGATCGCCGACCCGCGGATCGCCGGGTGGAAGCGCGTAGGCGTCGGACGTTGCGAGTTCTGCCGGATGCTCCTCGGCCGCGGTGCCGTCTACTCCGAGGCGACCGCCTACTTCCAGTCGCACGACCACTGCACGTGCTCCGCGGAGCCGGAGTACCGCTGATCTTCCGCCCCTGGTGGGCGGTTGTTCCATCCCCGAGACCCCAGGAGGGTCGCATGTTTGTACGCAAGCCCCTGTACCTGCTCGAAGGCGACGACGAGCCGGGCGGCGGAGACCCCGAGGATGCCCCGGAGGCACCCGACAACGCGGACCCCGCTGCCGAAGGTGAGGACGAGCCGGACTCCCCGGAGGAGCCGGACGAGACCAGCGACGAGGAGCCGTTCGACGCGGCCCGCGCGCTGGCCAAGATCAAGAAGGTCAACTCCGAGGCGCGTGCTCAGCGCAAGCGCGCCGAGGTTGCGGAGGAGAAGGTGAAGGGCCTGGAGCCCGCCGCCCGCGACGCCGCACTGCAGCGCGTGGCACGCCGCTTGGCACTGCCCGACAACGACGACGTCGACCTGTTCTTGTCGCGCCTTCAGGGCGACACGGTCGAGGAACTCGCCGAGGACGCCGAGCGCCTGCTCTCGCTGATGACCATCAAGGCACCGGCCACGAAGACCACCAGCCGTCGTCCCGCAGAGCAGCTGCGCGGCGGCAGTGAGCCGGAGGTCGAGCTCGAAGAGACCGACCCGAAGAAGCTGGCTGCGGGAGTCCGCACCCGGTACTGAACCACCGCACGTCCCTCGCCATGAGGGAGGCCGCGGACAACTCGATGACCCCTGAAAGGAGTCACCCTCATGGCAAACACCTTCATCAAGCCCACGGTGATCGTTCGCACCGCACTGGGCCTGCTCGAGCGGGAGATCGTCATCCCGGGCCTCGTCTGGACCGACGGCCTCGGCGACTTCGCCGGCGCGTTCAACGACACGATCTCGCTGCGCGTGCCCGGCCGGCTCACCGCCCGCCGTCGCAACCTGCGCGGCGCGGAGAACGTCGCGGCGCCCACCGGTCGCCAGATCATCAGCGACAGCCTGACCGAGACCAAGGTCGACGTCACCCTGGACCAGGACTCCTACAGCTCGGTGAAGATCACCGACGAGGAGCTCACCCTGGACATCGCCGACTTCGGCGCCCAGGTGCTCGCCCCCCAGGTGCGGGCCGTCGCCGAGGACCTCGAGGCCGGGATCGTCTCGGAGATGCAGGCCGCGGACTACGAGACCGAGATCAACCTCGACGTCTCCAACCCGTACAACGGCATCGTCGACGCTCGCAAGGCGCTCAACGACGCCAACGTCCCGCTCGCCGGCCGTCGGCTGGTCGTCGGGTCCGCGGTGGAGGCAGCGATCCTCAAGTCCGAGCAGTTCCGCCGCGTGGACCAGTCCGGCTCCTCGGACGCCCTGCGCGAGGCCCTGATCGGGAAGATCGCCGGGTTCGACGTCTACACGTCGAACGCCCTGCCCGAGGACGAGGCATACGCCTTCCACATGACCGCGTTCATCCTCGCGATGCGCGCACCGGTCGTGCCGGACGGCGCCACCTTCGGCCGCTCGGAGTCCTACCAGGGTCTGGCCATGCGCTGGCTCCGGGACTACGACTACGCCAACGTCCAGGACCGGTCGCTCGTCGACACGTTCTTCGGCACGGCTGTCGTCGAGGACGGCGCCGACGGGTTCATCCGCGCAGTGAAGCTGAACCTGCAGCCCACCGCGATCAACGCGACCCCGGCGACCAGCACGAAGGCTGCTGGACAGACCACGCAGCTCACGGTCACCACCGAGGACGCTGACGGCTCGACCCGCACGGTCACGAACGACGCGAGCTACGTGTCGTCCGACCCGAGCAAGGCGACCGTCTCCGCCACCGGCCTCGTGTCCTTCGTGGCCACCGGCTCGGCGACCATCACGGTCACCTACGCCGGCCGCACCGACACCGTGGCCATCACGGTCTCCTGACCGGAGAAGTGACATGACAACACTGCCGCCGCCCGTAAGCGCCCTCGCCGCATGGGTCGCTCAGACCATCGCGGACGATGACGCGCGGGCGGTGGCGGTGTTGTCTGCCGCGACCAACAGGGTCCAGGGCTATGCCCGGATGGACTGGACCTCTGATGAGGCCACAGATGCTCCGGCTGACGTGGTTGACATCGTGGTCCAGGTCGCTGCCCGGGTGTGGCTCAATCCGAACCCGAACCTCCGGAGCAAGGCCATCGGCCCGTTCACGGAGGGCTACTTCGACGCCGCCGGCGGCCTGTACCTCACCGACGACGAGCGGGCGGTCCTCGACCGGTTCCTCTCCAATGCTTCCGGGCTGGGCACGATCAGCACTACGCGGGACGAAATCGGCGGGGTCTACGACCCGGCCGAGTTCCCGTTCGGCTGGTACGACCGCCCGGGCATGAGGATCTGATGGACACCGAGACCGTCACCCGGATTCGGGCCGGCGCTGTCACGGACCCCGACTCTGGCGACTCTGTGGAGTCCTGGGCGCCTGACAACGTGACCGAGGTCGACATCATCACGCTCGCGCCGGCCGAGCCTCGGCCAACGACCGACGGCCAGGGTCCCGAGCCGTTGCGTGACGCCCGCAACTCGGTGACTTCAGGATTCACGCTGTATCTGCCCTCGTCCGCCGATGTGACCGCGAAGGACCGGATGCGGGTCCGCGGGGACGTGTATCCGGTCAAGGGCGACCCTGCTCCCTGGCTGAACGCCGGGATCGTCGTGCAGACCGAGCGGACGGAGGGCTGATCCTCATGGCGCTCCGATTCAAGATGAATCACGCCGAGTTCGGCAAGATGCTCCGCGCCGAAGGTCGGTACGCCGGCATCCGCGTGGAGCTCACGAAGCGCATGGAGCGGGTCCTAGAGACCGCCCAGGCTGACGCACCAGTGAAGACCGGCGAGTACCGCGCCGGCCTGCACATCGAGCAAGTCACCACCGACCGCGCCGTGGTTCGGGTGGCCGGCGATACGGACCACGACTGGGCCGTAGAGGCGAACACCGGCAACCTGTCCCGAGCACTGGACCAGGCCCGATGACCACCCCGATCATCTTCCCCGACGTCGAACTGTGGGCGACCGGAGTGCTGCGGGCCGCGCTGCCCACCTACGGGTACCCGACCGCTGTCGATGCTGAGGGCCGGACCCGGGTGTCGACGAAGTATGCAGGCGGCGACTCCGAGGTTGTGGTCCGTCGTGACGGTGGCGGCGCGATCGACCAGGTCCGTGAGGCTCCCCGGTTGGCGATCAACGTGTACGTGAATGCCGACACCGACAAGCCGGTCCGCGACCTGGCGCTCACCTGTTCGGCCATCCTCCGCGCCGCGGCGGACGGCGCTCCGGTGCTTCGGGTCGTGCAGATCTCCGGTCCGTCCCCGATCGCCGACGTGGTGACGCGCCGGTTCATGTCCTTCGAGCTCAACACCCGCGGCGCCAACCTGACGCCCACGCCTTGAGGAGTACCTCGTGCCGAAGATGACGCACCCCCAGTCGAACCTGACCGTTGACGCTGCCCCTGAGCAGGTCGCGATGTACGCCTCCCAGGGCTGGGTAGCGAAGGCGGCCCCGGCGAAGAAGGCCGCAAAGAAGACGTCCGCGCGCCCAACCCCCAACACCCCGGCGCCCGCCGCCGAAACGAAGGAGTAGAGCATGTCTACAGATGCAGCCAACGTGCGGGTCGCCGTAACGGGAGCCGTCTCGAAGGGCGACTACGGCGCCGCCGCGCCGACCACCGTGGTTGGCGCCGCGACCGGTCACACCGACCTCGGGTTCATCAACGAGGACGGCGTCGAGATCGCGCTGCCGGGCGTCGGTGACTCGACCCCGATCAAGGCGTGGCAGGGCGGCGTGACCGTCCGGACCATCCGCACTCCGTCCGACGAGAAGCCCTCGTGGAAGTTCACGCTCCTGGAGACCACGATCGAGACGATCGAGCTCTACTTCGGCGTGACCGTGGACGACGCCTCGACCGAGGGCTCGTTCGAGTACACCGTCACCGACCGTGAAGCCTTCTCGATGGTCGTGGACGCCGTGGACGGTGCCGAGCTGATCCGCGACTACGTCCCGAACGCCGTCGTCGTCTCCGTCGAGGCCCACAAGCTCGCGAACAGCTCCGCGATCGAGTACGGCGTCACCGTCGAGGGCGACCTGGACCCTGCGAAGAACTACAACTTCAAGCGGTTCGCGACGG